AGTAGTTCGGAAACGTCGATGAGTGCCATCAGTCTTCCCTCACCACATAGGTCACGGAGTTGAGCAACTGCCCTGTCCGAATGAGTGGTTTTGTCCCAGACTTGCCCTTGCGAGCACGAGCCTCAAGAGTTGATTCAGCCAACGGAGCGAATCCCTCGCCCTGCTGGATGCGTTTCTTGACGCTGGCCTGAGCAATCAGACCGGCAGCGTTGAGGCCCTGGTCGATTGTTGCTTGGCCCGTGATGGCTTTCTTGGCAAATGACTTCAAGACCTCGGCGCACTTCGCGCTGGCAGCCTTGACCCCAGGAACCAAAAAAGGACGGGCAGGAATGTTTCGTGCGGCACTGCCATTCTCGTGAATGTAGCCAAGTGCGGCGTTTGTGATCGGGCCATCCTTGCGTGCGGACTTGTCGGCAGGAATGCCAATCAGCACCTTCTTGCCTGCCATGTCTTCAATGGCAGCCATGATGCGTGCTGTGTCGTCCTTCAGGATGGAGACGGTCATAGTTGGTAAGCCCCCTGGCCAATCAATCGCACGAGTTGGATGTATTGGCGACCGTAGACGGTCTGGTTCCAGTGGCCTGCGTTCGGCAGCATCACGCTGGCGTTGTCGTAGGACACATTGACCGAGCCAACTGCCTTGCTTGCGATCGGGCCACCTGCGCCACCAGGCAGTCCACCAGCAGCGGATGCGGCGGCGTTCTGTGCGGCAAGGGTGATGTTGTGCGCTGTGAACAACTCCACAGCATTGGTGTACAGATCGCCAAAGCGGTCTGCGGAAATGAGGCGTTCCCCCATCCCCGACCAAAAGGTCAGGGACGAGTTGGGGAAACGGGTGGTGTCCGAGAACTCGGGGAAGTCGAGACGGAACTGAGCCAAATCCATTACTTGCCCCTGCGGGTTTTCTTGGCTTCAGGCTGTTCAGCCTCTTCTTCTTTGACGGGTTCTGCGGCTGCTCGCATGATGACTGCATCACCGTCCTTGACGAGAGCATCGAAGAACCAGTCGCCCTTCACGTCTGCGTCAGGAACGGCATGCAGCCCTTTGCCGTAGGTCACGCCATTGAGGGTGACGGGTCGGTTGAATTGGACTTGCATGCCGATCTCCTTTAGATGCCGTCAGCGTAGCGGACAGTCTCGGGGTAGACGAACTCGACTTCACCGAAGGCCCAGATGTACGGGGCGTTGAACTTGATGCCCAGGTAGTACGGGGTCTCGCGACGAATCGGAACCATTGGGAAGCGGACGCGATCTTCGTTGTTGGTGTAGGCCACCATACGATCTGCGCCAGCAGCACCACGACCAGTCAGCCACTTGACGGGCTGAATGTCCAGCTTGCGACCGTTGACGCGCAGGCTGATGCTGTTGTCCTCCAGGAAGGTCAGAATCGACACGTTGCCTGCGGTGCTGATCTTTTGACCGGCGATGTAAGCGAATTGCGCGGGAGGCAGCAACAGCTTGTCAGGGCAAACAGCGAAGCCAGATGCAGACCAGGCGGCCTGAATCAGATCGTTCACGTCCTTCAGGATTTCATCGGGAGTCTTGTTGACCCACAGAGGCGAGCCGCCAGTACCGTTGGGCACAGAGCCAGAGGTCACTTCGGAACTGTTCAGCAGGCCCTTGGAGCCAGTGGCAGTGTCGCCGGTGTAGACCATCTCGTCGGTGCTCATCTGATACATGGTGTTCAGAGCATTGAACTTCTGCTGGTCGATCGGTTGACCAATCAGTTGGCTGCGCTCGAGTTCCACGGACGAGTAGGAGACTTCTTGACCCAGCAAACGCAGGGGCAGAGTCACGCGCTCGCCATTGATGGACACACCAGGCAGGGTGGTCGTGTTGGGAGACAACCAGGGCTTGCCAGTGGCAGCCTGAGTACCTACGCCACCGAAAGACGAACGGATGAACGAGGTGGACTCGTTCGCCATCGTGATGCCGGTGCGGAGGTTGATGTCACGGCCCCAGGTCACATTGACCAGAGGTTCATACAACTTCTTGTCGAGGTTGTCGAGTTGGTTGACGTAAAACGCCAGAGTAGAGTCAAAGGTTTTCATTGTGGTGCTCCTTAAGCGATGCGGATTTCAGCGATGTTGCTGGCATCTTTGCCATCAACGGCCCAGGTCACGCCGGTCAGCGCAACGCACTTGCCAGAGTCGGCGGCGGTTTCAAAATCGCCAACGGCCTTGCCAGTGTCAGCAGTCACGCGCACAAACACGGAACCGCCACGAGCAGGAGTGCCTTGAGTGCAGACCACATTGACATAGCCTTTGACAACAATGCCCTGCACCGATGCGGTGTTGGGCGTGCCGCCAGCGTAGGTTTGCACGAGGTCGCCAGCAATGCTGGGAGCCACGCGAGAGAGAACACCGGCAAAAACTGCAGCAGTGTCGCCAGAGGCGATCTTTTCAAACTTGCCAGAGACGAGTTTGACGGGAGCGCCGAAGGCGGTAGGGGCTTGGGCTGCGTTCAGCAGGCCGGATTCAACGATGGTGTCATCAGGACGGGTTACGTCACCGGCAACACCTGCGGGAGCGCGATAAAGGAAGCTGGTCATGGTCTTTCTCCTTAAGATTTGCCGTAACGTGCGGCGTTCAGGGCGTTAATTTTCTCAGGGGTCATTTCACCGGCTTTCATGCCAGGAAGCGAATCCAGAGAAACACGTGTTTGGGTGAGTTGGCTGCGGCGCACACCCTTCATCATTTCCGAGGCTGCGACAAACAGCAAATCCTTGTCTGCTTGATCGTATGCCTTGCCTGCAAGCAGGGTGGAGATGATGGCTTTGCCTTCCTCTGTGCCAAAAGCGGCATCGAGGGCCTTGGACTTCACGTCTTTGGACTTGGCAATGCCAGGTGCAAGAATCTCAGCGCGAGCAACGGTCTCTGCGTCCAGGGAAACTTCCCCTTCTTCATTTTCCTTTTCGCCCTCGCTGGCCTCTTCGCCTAGCAACTTCATCAGAGCCTTCTCGATGGTGACGAGACGCTCTTCGAGAGTTTTCATTTGCTCAGGATCGTGGTCTGCTTTCATCTCGTCGGCAGGCATTTCACCGTCAGCAGGCATTTCGCCCTCTTTCGGTTGCTCGTCTGCTTTGTACATGTCCGCAGGTTTGGAGTCGGCAGGCTTCATCGCGGCCTCAATCGCGTCGAGACGCTTCATGAGGGCTGCGAGCATTTCGCCAACGTCCTGATCCTTCGCCACAGGGGTTTCTTCAGGCATGGCTTCATCGAGTGCCTTCCCGAATAGCCCCATGAGTTTCTCTTTCATGGTCATGGGTTTTTTCTCCTTTGGTGCGTGATCGAAAATGGCACATTCTGAACCGCACCGTCCAGAAGCCACAAGTGCTACATGATTGCCAATGATATTCTCCTGGCGGCCTCTGCCTGGAGCCTCTTCGACATATTCTGCCTCATATCCACACGAAACCTCGCGCAGACGCTTTGATTTGACTGCGGAAATAGCCTCGAAATCAGTGATGAGAAGGTCAGCCAATAACTTGTCTGCGTCCTCTCCCTCACCAGGCCGGACGTTCTGCACCACGCCAACAGCAAGGGCACGCCAGTTTTCAGGCGTGACGAAATCGTCTGGGTGGTTGATCGTGACAGGCTTGCCTTCAAACGAGGCGATGGTCTCTGGGTCATGAATATCCTCGACCGTCCGAGTGATGACCGTGTGTCCGTTTTTGCCAGCATCGATCGGGGTCTCGCCTGGGGCATAGAGAAGCTCTCCAGTGCGGGTGATCGGAACAGCCTCGCAGATCAGGAAGCCCTCGGGGGTTTCGCTGATTCGCTCTGACAGGCTGGCGGTTGAATAGTATCGCTTGGCAAGGTCACGAGACTGGCCTGCGGATTTGTAGGCAATGGCGGCTGCCTGCTCTGGGGAGTGTCCCGAGCGAATCAACTCCGCAATGTTCTCGCCAATCACCTCTTGCGAGGAGCCTTTTTTCAATGGCATCGATGCATCTCCCGCCCGTTTATCTGCTGCGTCCATGCGGCTGACAATGTGACAGTCTGGGACTCAAAGAACTCAATCAAGATAGGTGCAGAATCAGAATCCACGGCAAAACCTGAAAGGTGCGCTGTCAGATCTCCGGTTCGCCCCAAAAAATAAACAGCCGCTGCGGGGGCCAGGGACGCAGACCCTGTATAAGTCCATGAAATGCCATCGTGAACGGCTGAATTTTCAATCCCGATGGTTTTCAGGCTGCCGTATCCATCCACAACATTGTGGACTTCGTTTTCCTCATTGACCATGCGCCCCGTTTGCGGGGTGATGTTTTTGAGTTTCGGTGTCGTGGTCTGCATAAATCACATTCTCCGTCATGTCAAGCACAAACACAATACATTTTCAGTCTGGGATGATTGGTTCAGCAAAGCACCGGCAATTCCAAATCTCGCCAGGGCCATGCCTGCCTTCGCCTGGTATCTCTGGCGGGTCATCAAACCTAAAAATCTTGCCTTGCATTGCGCGGTGGGTGTCTCTAACGTCTCCGTCCTGTGCTGTCTGCCAGATGTAGTGAGTGGCCCCGACATACTGGGCGCGTGCCTGCGTGATCGCGGCATTGGCTTTGGCTGTCTCTGTGCGAGCAATCAGGGTGGCGCGATTGACCGTCACCCCTTCGGTTCTGGCGATCTCGGCTGCGGCTTCGTCTGCGCGTTTTCCCCCTAGTGCGGCTTGCTGGGCAATGCTCTGCGCTCTCAGACCTGCCTCGATGGGCAGGGACTTGATGAGTGCGACCTGCTCCTGCTGGAGCATCTTGGCGACTGCGCCTGTTGCTGATTCCTCAAACATCCGGCGAAAAGACTCTCCGACCTTCTTGGACTGGGCAAGATAGGCACGCTTGTTGTAGGCCTCGACCGACTTGACCATGCCCGAGACGATTCGCTCCGACCAAGGCCCAAGTGCCTCGGCATAGGCTTTGAGGGCTGCGTCCATCTTGACCTGGTCGCGGATTTTTGCACCGTCCACGTGGGATGTGATGATGCCAGCGACGATGCGAGCCACCTTCCGCAATTCCACGGCGTAGCGGCGTTCGATGCCGCGAGGTGCCTCAAATCGATTAGCCATTGAGCCAAGCCTTGATGCGATCTGTCATGGAGGGTTTCTCGTCCTGCGGCAAGCCCTCGACAGGCATCGGAGGCGGTTCGGTCTTGGCCTGGTCGATTTCCTCTTGCGTGATGTTGCTGAACACCCCAGTCGATTCGCTGGACTGCTTGAGTTCTTGCAGCGCAACATCGGCAGAGATGATTCCGGCGTTGAATGCCGCCACCACAGTGTTGGTCACGGCTGTCGAGATGTCAGCCTTCTCCTTGGAGGAGGTCTGCCAGAGAGCCACGAAGTCGAAATCGAAGCTCTGAGGCGCAGGCGTGCCAAAGAGCGACTGGTGCATCACCTGGAGCACGCGCATCAGGCCATCGCGCAGTCGGCTTTCCTGCTGGCTTGCCACGTTGTCGTAGTACATCCGAAGGTCAGATTCCCCCGTTGCACTCAATCCGGCAGGCGATTGACCAAACAGACGGACTAAGGGAATACCCGTAGCACCGGCAATCTGCTGACCGAATTGCAAGATCATGTCGGACAGTCCTGAGAAGGTGTAGCTGTGCGCCTGGAAGGTGTCCTCTTTGTCCAGCAGGGTCAGGCCTTCGTTGGTTTGCAGCATTCGCATGTGGTGGAACATCTGCAGCAGGTTTTCCTCTGCCTTGCCACCAGCGGCGAGCACTTCGCGCAACTTGTCGATCTGGACAGTGCGAAGGTGGGCCTTCTGGATGAGGTTGGCTGCGCCCGATGTCGCGGTGTCAAAAGCCACCAGGCGGTCATACATTCGCTCAACGACCGACTCGCCCCACATCTGCTCGGTGATGGCCTGGTAAGCGGGAAGCTGCACCCCGATCTGGCGAATCACTCGGGTGTGGTGGATGCGGACATTGCTGACTTGCCCTGTGGTCACATCCGAGATCACGTCATAGAACATCGGCAGGCCATAATCCATGCCATCGACCACGATGTTTTGCAGGGATGGCTGAAGCTGCCAGCGGTCAAAAACCCGAAGGCCACGGAATTGGCCCCGTCCAATG